CATCAAGGTTCAGTTTTCCCCATCTCCACGCAAACGGCATCCGTATTTCATCACCAGTTTTGAGAAAGTCCCCGGCACCCCCGTGGGCAACGGTCTGCCGGATATTCTGAGCGATATTCAGGAAGTTTGCAATGCTACGCTGCGAGCCCTTGTTAACAACCTATCGATTTCATCCGGCCCGCAAGTGGTGGTTAACACAGACCGTCTGTCGCCGGATGAAGATGGTGAAGACTTGTACCCGTGGAAGCGCTGGCGCGTCACCTCCGACCCTATGGGTAACAACTCGTCGGCTCAAAAACCCATCGACTTCTTCCAGCCCAACTCCAATGCGGGCGAGCTGCTACAGACTTATCAGAAATTCTCCGATCTTGCCGATGAGCTATCGGCCATTCCTAAGTATCTATCGGGTGGTGCGTCGGGGGGCGCTGGCCGGACAGCCAGCGGACTGGCGATGCTGATGGGCAACGCGTCCAAGATACTGCAGACGGTTGCCGCCAATGTCGACCGCGATGTGTTTCAGGGGCTGCTTTCGAATTTGTTCGACATGGTGATGCTGACCGATCAGTCCGGCATGCTGACTGGTGAGGAAGCCATCGTGGTGCGCGGCGTTGCCGTCGCAATCCAGCGCGAGACTGAGCGTTCGCGCCAGATCGAATTCCTGACCGCAACCGCCAATCCAATCGATGCCGCCATTATCGGCGTTGAAGGTCGCGCTAATGTGCTGCGCAGTGTCGCCAGCAGCATTGGCCTTAACGGCGAAACCATCGTGCCATCGGATGACGACCTGAAGCAGAAGCAGCAGCAGGCCCAACAGCAAGCTGCCCTGCAGGCGCAGGGAGCTGCCGCGCAAGGTGGGCAGCGAGGCCCGATCATGAACGGTGATCAAGGTCCGCGTACCAATTCCGTTCAAGGCGGCGCAGGTTAACCCAACAGGAGAACATTATGGCCAAAGGCAAAGTAATCAAGAGCAGCACGCCCGGTTTTCACAAGGGCGGCGACAACAAGATGTTCGGGCAACAGCATGCTGGACCCCGCAAGTCGCTATCGCAAGCAGGCACCGGTAAGGCGCAGTCCGGCCCCGGCGGCAAATTCGGCAAGGGCGGCTCGACCCACATGTTCGGCAAGCAGTCCGCCAACCCGCGTCGGCCGGGCGTCACCGGCAAATAAGGAGATAATCAAATGCCGGTCACTGGCTATACCAGAGTCGACGACAACGACTTTGAGAAACTTATCCCGCTGGCGCAGACAGCGGCTGCGCTTCCTCCCAAACGACTGATTGACGACGGCGACATTACCGCACAGATCAACGCGCTGCAGGTAGCAGCAGGAATTCCGGCTAACCAAAGAACCAATCTGCTCGACCGTCAGGATTGGGAAAAATATATGATCGCGCTGCAAGGCAAGCTCAATATGCGCACGGCTACGCTTAGTATTGCATCGCCCGCCGTCGTTACGCTTGCCACCCATGGCTGGGTAGCGGGACAGGCGTTCAAGTTCTTCACCACGGGCGCACTGCCGACCGGCGTCACGGCGGGTACTACTTACTACGTGATTTCGACTGGTCTTACGACTGGCGCGTTCCAGTTCGCCACTACGCCCGGCGGTACTGCAATCAACACGACAGGTACGCAGTCCGGCGTACAAAGCGTCTATGCCGCTTAAGGAGCGAGCGATGCAGAAGATGATCCAGCATCTGGGTAAGGGGAGTAATCAAGCGCTACTCCCCAATCGTCACGCTATGAATCTACTTACCAAGGGTGAACCATGGCAGCGCTCAATCAACAACTACGCCAAGGTGACGCCGTCGGGCGAAGACGCCATCGGCTCGCCGAGCGTAATGGATATGGCGCAGGTGAAGTATTGAGCGACAACAAGGAACTGGTTCTGGCGGCGGCTAACCTCGCGCGCGAAGCGCCTGTAAGTTGGGACAGGTTCATTGCCGCGTTTGAAAATTATACCGGACAACGGATGATGGAGTGTGTTTCGGCTGAGATTGGCATGCTTGCGGTTGCGCAGGGCCGCGCGCAAGCATGCACGATACTTGTCACCCAGCTCAAGGACTGCAAGAAGACCGCTGAGAGTATCTACAGGAAAGCCTCGTCTAGCGCTTCGTAGCCCTAGGTCACGCTTTCAAGGAGAGAGTAATGACAGCCAAGCAGAGACTGGCCGACGATCCCAACACCTTCATCCCCCCGGCAGTACGGAAACAGGCACAGCTAGCGGATGCCGCTTTCCGCGCGCAGCATGGTGAGCCCCCGGTAGAGGGAGTCTCTCCCCCAGTAGAGGGAGCCTCCCCCCCGGTAGAGGGAGTCCCGCCGCAGCCGCCGCAGCCGCCGCAAGCGCCGTCGTTTCCAACACCGACATCGTCGCCTACGCCGCCATCACCTACACCTGCGCCCGAGGAAGAAAGCTGGGAACGCCGGTACAAATCAATGGAAGGCCGGTACAAACGGGCTGAAAACGATATTTTGGGTATGAGCGGCCAGATTGCATCAATGCAGAGTCTGATCGCGTCGATGCAGCAGGTGACCCCGGCGACGCCTGCGGAGCTACGCCCGCAGAGTCTTTTGACCCCCGAAGAGGTTAGCGAGTACGGTTCGGAGTTTCTCGGCGTCGTCGCGCGGCGCGCCAAGGAAGAACTCAATCCCGAAGTTAATGCATTGCGGGGCCAGCTTTCGAGACTGGAGCAGCAGTTCAAAGGTAACGCTGAACAGAACGCCACTAAAGCGCGATTCGAGATGGAAGCCACTCTGGACCGCGCGCTGCCGGTTTGGCGCGACGTCAACATGATGCCGGAATTCAAAGCATGGCTAGCGTTGCCAGACATGTACTCTGGTGCTATTAAACATGATCTGTTGAGGGCGGCATACGCGCAGGCTAATTCTCCCCGTGTGCTATCCTTCTTCAAAGGCTTCCTTGATCAAGAGGCTGCCTACGTCCCGCAAGGCCAAGAGCCACAGTCTGCCCAAAACGGCAAGCTCTCGCTCGAAGCCTTCGCCGCACCGGGCAGAGCCAAGACTTCAGCGACGACCAACGTCCCTGTTGAGAAGCCGATTATCACCCGCGCCCAGATCACGCAGTTCTATGCCGACTCGGCATCCGGCAAGTACCGGGGGCGAGAGGCAGAGAAGAACCAACTCGAAACCATGATCTTCGAGGCGGAGCGGGAGGGGCGTATCCGATAACCCTTTTCATGGGAGACATCCCCGATGTCGACATATACGACGTCATTCCCTATCGCACCAACTGGCAGTACGCTTGGTACCAGCGCGTATCCGTTTACTGTTGCAGGTAACACCCTTGGACAAACCGGTTTCATCCCTGAAATCTGGTCGGGCAAACTGGTCGAAAAGTTTTATGCGAGCACAGTGCTCGCGGCGATAAGCAACACCGATTATGAGGGGGAAATTAAAAATCAGGGCGATAAGGTGCGTATTCGCACCAAGCCGACGATCAATATCAGCGATTACGCCGCCGATCAGTCGCTCACTTTGCAGCGCCCGTCCGGTAACGTGCTCGATCTGTTAATTGATAAGGGCAAATACTTCAATACCATTCTCGACGACGTCATGGATGTGCAGAGCGATCTGAACCTGCTCAGCATGTGGAGCGACGACGCTGCCGAACAAATGAAGATCACCATTGATACCAACGTGCTGCTTGGTATGAAGGATGGTGCGACGGCAGTCCAAAATCGTGGTGCCACCGCTGGCAGGATTTCCGCTACTATCAATCTCGGCGTTACTTCGACGGGTCCGCTGGCGCTGGTTGCTCGCAGCCCCGCCGCTGGCAAGGTCGAGATCGTCGACGCCATCCTGCGTCTCGGCCAGACGTTGGACGAACAGAACATCCCGGAGACGGGACGTTGGGTCGTCCTGCCGACATGGGCCGCGACGCTGATCAAGATGAGCGAACTGCGCGAAGCCTATCTTTCGGGCGATGGCACCTCAATCCTGCGTAATGGCCGTATTGGTATGGTGGATCGCTTCACCCTCTACACTTCCAACCTGCTGCCTTCCGGCGTTGGTGCTGGTCTGGTTGCGGGCGAGTATCTGATCTATGCGGGCCATGCGCATGGTCTGACATTCGCGTCGCAAATGACCAAGATGGAGACAATGCGATCTGAGCAGACCTTTGGAACGATCATGAGGGGCCTGCAAGTCTTCGGCTATAAAGTGGTTGATGGTACGGCGCTGGCGCAGGCGGTTGTCACCGTCGGTTAAATCCCGGCAGCAAGCGCAGCGGCCGGGGTGATACCTCGGCCGCTGCCTGCTTAAGGAGGGATGAATGGCGCTTGATACCGTGACGCAATACGTCAACGAAACCCGTGTCCTGTTGCAGGATACAGTGGTGACGTATCGCTATGCCGATGCGGAACTCATATCAGCGCTGAACTTGGCCATCATGACCGCCCGGCGTAACCGGCCGGATTTGTTTCTGGAAGTTACCACCATTCCGCAATTCACTACTACTGATCTTACAGCGGGCACCGCATTCGCGATGGACATACAGTATCGCGTGCCGTTCCTACTTTTCATGGTTGGCTTCTCGCAGCTACGCGATGAGGAGGATACGCAGGATGCCCGTTCGGGGGCATTCATCGCCAAATTCACCCAGCAATTGTTGACGATCTCATGAGTTATGCAACAGATAGATTAATCAAGAATGCCCGCACTTCGCTTCCGGGGGCGCTGGACAGCGTGATCCTGCTGGAGCTGTTTAATGTACTCGATACATTTTTCCGAAGTACCAGTATCTGGACAGAGCCTGTTACGTTCTCAGTTACTGCGAGCGATCCAGTGGGTACGATCTACTATATCGAGCCCGAGAGTGTCTCAAACATTATTCGATTGATGGGCGTGGTTTCCAGCAATGGCTTCCGGCAGCGCGCGCTGATGGACTTACCCGGCGAAGTAACTTTTATGACGCCGCCCGGTCAGGATGACACTTATACGGCGACAGTGGCGTTGAGTATCATCGACCCGACGAATAGCAATGGCTACCCTGAATTCCCATCATGGATACTTGATAAATATGGCGTCGGCATCCTTAGCGGGGTGTTGGGGCGGATGATGGCGCAGCCTGCCAAGCCTTACACTAATCTGCAATTATCAGTCGTTCATATGAAGGTATTCAACAAGACGGTATCGATTGCGAGCAACGAAGCGTCGCATAGTAACGTCTATAGGGCACAGGCGTGGGTCTATCCCCAGCAATTTTCAACTTACTCACGACGGAGGTAACGACGATGGGTATCTCAGACGCAACCGAAACCAACATTCTCAAGCTGATTTATCAGGCTGTGGCATGGGCCAACGTCGCCGACAACGCCGCTTCTACGCCGCAAACCAATATTGGCATCTCGCTGCATACCGCCGATCCCGGCGATACTGGAAATGCTGGTACGACTGAGGTCACTTACACCAGCTATACGCGGGTCAACGTGCTGCGTACCAGCGGTGGATGGTCGGTGAGCGGTACCGCACCGACCCAAGCGCAGCCGGTAGCGGCGATCAATTTCCCGGCGGGTACTGGTGGCAGTGGTACGGCGACGTTTTTTGCGACTGCTAAATCCAACGCCACACCACCGACCGGCGCACAGGAGATCTATTTTTCCGGCACGGTAACGCCGAACATCGTAACCGGATCAGGCGTCACACCGAGCCTGTCGACCGCTACTTCGATTCAACTGGATTAATCAAGTGAGCCGAGCAGCGATGCGGCGTTGCTTGGAAGAAATTGACGTGGAAGGTATCCGCGAGCTGTGGCGTGAAGTGGCTCCAGAAATGCCACAGCCGAGTTCCGATCATGAAGCGCTCGCTGCTATTCATTTGACGCGGACGCAAGCGGAATGGCTGCGGCTGACGCAACGGTTTTATTCGCATCGCTGGCTGCTCGACCATAATTTGATATCGGGCTTGCCGGACCATCTGCGACCATCGGCGGAACGGATTTACCCAAAGACGGTTTCGGCGGTTGGCCTTTCGATCAATAGCCGCAGCGAATGGCTGAAACCCGCACTACCGCTAATTCGCGGTGCGATGGAAGCTGCCATTCACGAAGCTTACGCGGATGGGCGGCAGGACGATATCGCGTATATCAAGGCGAGGATGGCTAAGGCCAAGGCGATGATGATGCGCAAACTGTTAGGGAGGATCGATAATGGCTTATGATGCAGGCACTATCACATACGGGGTAGTTTGAATGTCCTTATCGATGCGCGATCTACATTGGGCTGCTGGATTTTTGGAGGGAGAGGGTTGTTTCACCATCTCTCGTATAAATAAGGGAGCGGACAAAAACAGCTTTCGCGCGCGAGTTGTCGTAGGGCAGAAAGATCGAGAACCGCTTGAAAAACTTCAACGTATTTTGGGCGGCGCAATATGTTTCTCGCCAGCGCCTAGTCGCAAAAATCCAATCTATTGTTGGCAGGTTGGAGGGCCACAAGCGATAGCGGTCATGATGACATTCTGGACGCTACTATCTGGTAAAAGACGAACACAAATCGAAGCTGTAATCGCACAATGGAAAACGGCAACTTTAAAACGGAGGTATTCCCGTGGCCTATTATGACGCGCTTATCGCCAAGTGGGCGACGGCACCAGCCGGAACGACGGACTCGAAGCTGACATGGATCAACGCGCAGACCGTCAATGGCACGGCGACGAAGATGGTCGTTCCGACCTACGATATTTACAATCTGATTGTGCGGTCGGAATTCAACGCGTTGCAGACGGCCGATCAGCAGTCGGTACGTGACATCATCTCGATGGGCACGGTGGATGCTTCGGCAAACACCGAAGTGCGCAAGAAGATGTTGGCGATGTTCCCGAACGGCACGGCGACGTTCACAGCTCTTGCCAATCTGGCCAAGACTTTCGACACGCCGCAAGTGCCGTGGTGGGGTGCGCCGGTTGCCAAAGGTGGCGGTGGTTTGTCGTCGCCGGTCAGTCAGGAAGACCTTAACGCCGCAGGGCTCAGCTAAATTGAAAGGATAAATCATGGCAACAGAAAAATGGATTGCAGGCAGTGGTGTCGGCCTGACGTGGGCTAATGCGTATACGACTCAACCAATTTCCATTGTCAATGGCAATGCGATTACCTCGGATTTGACGATAGACAACTCGACGGCGCTGGATGTGTTCGCGGATTTCTCGATGGCGTTGGGATCGGTTACACCGGTCGCGCCGAACTACATCGGCGTCTATCTGCACCCGCTCAATCAGGATGGTACAATTTTTGGCGATGGGCGGTTCGCGTCGTCGGCGGCGGGACCGCCAGCGTCGACCTATTGGGTTGGCAACATTGTGGTGCCGACCGGCGGCCCGGCGGCAAACTACGGCATGGTGCGCGGAATTATTCTGCCACCGGGTCAGTTCAAGTTCGTGATTTACAACCAGCTTGGCGTCACGATGGCGGGCTCGGCCAACACCGCGAAATATCGGACGTATAATCGTCAGGTTGTCTAATGGCGATTGTCTTTCGCCCACCGCAGAGGAGGATCATACCGTCATCAGGATTTGGTGGCGCGCTTAAGATCGACTGGTCGCATCCAATTGCGAATGGAATTGTTGCGGCGTTTGTTCCGGGTGTGTCGGGTGTTATTGATCTTTGCGGCGGTCTGACGCTCGCACAAGGTACCGCAGCAACATTTGACGCTGCGAGCGAAGGCCCGGCTATGTCGCATGCGGCGGCTGGCACCGGTCCATTCGGCACCGTCCCTTCTGGCCACGCGCTACGCTCTTGGGCTAAATTATCTTACTATTGGCGTGGAGCAGTCGGCGCTTCATTAGGCGCAACCGCGAACGCTCGGTTGATCGGCGTCAATTACGACAGCGTATCAACGTCGCCGTTTATTACCGCCGCACTATATCTAGACAATGGCTCTCCCACTAATCCCAATACGTGGAAGGCGGCTTGGAACGCTGGTGGCTCGTTCTCAATTGCGACGAATCACAGTGCGATTTCGGTCACGGCGGGGGCCGTATTCAGCGCGGCGGCAACCTACAATCAAAGCGGGAATGTCAAATCCTATTCTAACGGATTGCTGTTTGATACGACGGCTTGGGGCGCTGGCGCGCCAACTTATGGATCTGCGCCGCAATTTTGTCTTGGTAGTGATCCCAGCAGCCTTAGTGCTGGTTTAAAAGTATTTGTTGCCTTTGCTTGGAACCGCGAACTAGGTGCGGAAGAAATAGCGGCACTTGATGCTGATCCGTACTGCTTCTTAATTCCGGCCGAAGCCGAACTGCCGATGGTGTACTCGCCGCCGATACAGTTCTCGGGCTTGGGTGGTGATACTGCCAAGCGTCGCATTCTCAGCGCTTCGCCAAGCAGATTGCAGATCGGCGGCAAGCAAGTTCTGACGGGACCGCTTAAAATTGACTGGTCGCATCCGCTGACGCGCGGACTGGCGGGCTGTTGGGTGCCGGGTGTCGCCTTCGGCCGCGATCTGACTGGAAATTGTCCCGATCTAGCATTTCAAGGTGCGCAAACCGGTGTGGCGTGGGCCAATATTACGGCCGACGGTCCGGCTCTATATGCAAACAAGGGCTATGACGGTCTGCTGGGGCTTGCGCCTGCCTCGCTGAAATTTACGACGGGGGGTATGTCGTCTTACTGGCGCGGGGCAATCTTTTCAACTACGGCAGGTCCGGGGGCGCTGATAGGTATTGCGTACAACGACCCGGAGACCGCTCCCTACGGTTGTTATAACATTGGCCTCATTAATACGACTATAAGCACTAGTTGGAATACGGGGGGCACCTACACAGGTGGAACAACGGC